CCCCCCTGGCCCTTAGGGGGTTATCATTTTCGATTAGCAAAACAGACAGAAGCCTCAAAACCCTGGTGAACACTGGCCGGAGCGATGTCAGGATTACGCTATCGAAACTGTAGATTTGCAGGTTTTCGACAGCCGGTCCTGTCAATTTTGACCCCAAAAGCACCGGTGTCCGCAAACGCGTTGCCCATTGTTCCTATTAACGCTTTTTTGCTGAGTATCAGAAAACGCGTTCGCTGGAGGGGGGGGTTCTGTCAATTTTCGCAGCGACCCCTGCCGGATCGACCTCCTGCTGACAGCAAAAATCGCAGTTCCCAAACCGTAATGAGTTGCCACATTCTCGCCATAATCAGTTCGAAAAACGCGTTGAAAGTTAATTTAGGTCCGCATCGGACCAAAGCCACTTGTGTTTTAGCGCCGTCAAAATGGACGCGGCTCGCCCTCCGAACACCATACAGCGAGGAACTATGCCGTTTGTGGTTTCTGCGACACGGGGTCTCAGAAACCGCTACTCACAAGGCAAAAAGAAAGGGCGCTACCTTGCGGTAGCGCCCTCGTGGTCACGTGCGGATAGATGTCACTTGGTGGTGACGCGCAGCCAGGTTTCGGTTTCCTTCAAGCGGCGCGCCATGATCTTGCGCGTCTGGTCGCCCGTGATCGCGCGGTGATTTTCGAGGAACGCCGCCATCACCCGGTCCTGCAAGGCGAAGTGCGCCCGCACGTCCGCTTCGGTCTCGTACTTCGGCTTCGGCGGCGCAGGCGGCGCGACGGGGATTTCGCCGTTGGTGTCCTCGCCGTCGCCGTCGTTGCTGCCCGGCTTCGGGCTGCGTGCGCCGCCGCGATTGTCAGACGCCACCACCTCCGCCTTGTTGCGCAGCCGCTCCATGGACTTGCGCGCGCTGTTGTAGAGCGTCTTGTGCTCCGGCGCGTTGCGCGCGGCCCAGATCGCTTCGAGATCGGAGGGTTCCGCCGCACGCGCCGGGTGCAGACGCTGGAACATGTAGCCGCTGGTGATGGCCGCCTTGATCGTATCGGTCTCGCCGTACTGGCGGAGCATTTCCACCACCTTGTCCTCGTTGCGGGCGAGGCTGGCAGTGGCCAGGAAGATGTCCTGCTCCGGCGTGAGTGAGGTGGTGGTAGCGGCGCGGGTGCGGCGGGTGGAGGTCGAAGCCATGGTGTGTGTCCCTTGGTGTGTTTCTGCGACGTCGTGTCGCAGAACCTGTTGCGTGTGCAGATGGCGAACACCATCCACGCACATATAATAGCACGTTCAGTGTGTGTGTCAACATGTGGCTATGTGTTCTGCGACATGGTGTCGCAGAAACGGGGCGGGGATGCGGGGGTTACGTGGGTTGCGCGTGTGCGCGGGGTGGGGGCTTCGCTGGCGGGCTAACTACTATGCTGGAAGGGGTTGGGCGGAAACAGGTCGGGACTGGACGGGTATTTCGGCCGGGATGCAGGCACAAAAAAAAAGAGGGGAGCCTTTCGGCCCCCCTCGGGAGTGGTGCGGTCGGGAGTGTCAGGTCTTGCGGGAGAGCCGCAGGAGCGCGGAGGCGGCGGCCAGCGCGGCCTTCTTGTTCTCGGCGCCGAGGCTCTTGGCGTTGGCCTCGGCGAAAGCCTTGATCCGGGCCGCCTCGGCGTGCAGCCACGCCATCGCCTCCGCCGGGACGGCCAGGGTGGGCGTCAGGCTGATCGTTGCCTTGTCCTTCGCCTTGGGCGTCGCGCCCGCCGTCACGGTCGGGGCCGCCGTGGAAACCGGCGGGGGCGCGGCGGGCGCCGTGGGCTTGCGCGCCTTGGCCACCTTTTTGGGCGGCAGGATCGCGGTCGGGTCCATGGTGCGGGCCATCTCGACCGCCCGATTCCATGCGGTATTCGCGGAACCATAGATCGTTTCCTCTATGGCCGTGCGCTTCCCGGCGGGCTTGGGCTTGTCGGCCTTCAAATTGGCCTTGGACAGGAGGATGACAGCCGCCGCCTCCGCCTCCGCCGGATCGTTCGCGCCCGGCTTGGCCAGCGCCGCCGCAATGTAGCCGATGCAGGCGCTGCGCTTCATGGCGCGGAAGAACGGGTCGGTGTCGTTCGCGATGCCCGACAGGTGGGCGAGGATGTGGCGGGCCGTGGCCGCCGTGGCGCCCCCCTCCGTCCTGGCCAGGACGCACATCTGGCGGATGGCGGCCGACTGGACGGCGGCGGCGTTGACGGGGGGCGCGACGGGCGCGACGGGCGCGACGGGCGCGGCGGCCACAACGGGCGGGCGGGCGCGGAGCGCGGCCGGGACGGGCTTGGACTTGGGCTTCGCAGGCATCACTTGGTTTCCTTCAATCCCGCATCACCATTGATGCGGTAAACAGATAATAGCACTATCGGCGCTTGTGTCAAATGGCCTTTCTGCGACATGTTGACGCAGATTATAGGCGCAATGGGCGCGGGGCGCGCTAACGGGCTAACTACTATACCGGTCAGGCGGGGGGAGGGAGAGGGCTTGCGGCCCTCTCCCAGGTAGGTCACTTCGTCTTGCGCGGGCGCTTGGTTGGCGACTCCGAGACGGGCGCGAAGTTCATCGGCTGTAATCGCTTGTACGTCACCCTGAATGTGACTTGAGCCTGCTGCTCCAGCACCTTCTGCTTCTCGCGCAGCGCATTCAACGTCTTTTCCGCGCGTTCGATCGCCTCACTATTGCGCTCGAAGGCGTCCAGAAGGGGCTTCGTTGCCAGCAGCGCATAAAAGGTAGAGGTTGACATAGCCTTGTTTCCTTCGGGTGGGTGGCCGGGGCTTGCGCCCCGGCCGGGTTATCAGAACCAGAGATAGTGGAGGATGGCGAGGGTGCTAACAAAGCACCAGAGTTCGAGGCGCATCAGAGATCGTACTTGGTCTGCGTAGTCTCGACCACGTATCCGCCGATGACGGGCTTGAGGCGCTGCGTGCAGATGACGAACCCACCCGCTTCCTTGAGGCGCGCATCGTTGCGCACGGTGGCCATCATCTTCTTGAACACGCCATCCGGGCCGTACAGCCCCCACGAGGTGGGCGTGAGGTGGCGGTTGGTGGGGATCGCCGAGGAGAACGCGTAGAGTTCGCGGCGGGTCGTGGGATGCAGAATGCGCGTGAGCATCTTGGCTCGGTCCTTCAATCCCGCAGCACCATCGCTGCGGTAAAGAGAGACTAGCACAACCTAGGTTGCTGTCAACATGTTGTAGGGAGGGAAAAGAATTCTTTTTTCGGGGCGAAGGGGTCAGGGGGATTGGCGCGCGTGGGGGGCTGGCTACATACCGCACCCCCACATAATTTTCGCAGAATTTTCCAAACTTGCAAAACACGAATTTGCTGTAATTTTCGCAGAATTTCCCAAACTTACATCCAACACGTTTGCAGTTGGTGGAAGCCCTTGCCCCGCCGCCGACAGCACGCTATAGAGATGACGCCATGAACGAGATGGTCGACCCCACTGCCGACCCCGCCACGCTGGGCTACCCGCCGACGCTTCCTGTGGAGGTGGCGCTCAAGACCGCGTCAATCCAGCGCATCTGCGAGAGTTACGGCATCAGCCGCGAGCGTTGGGCTGTCCTCAGGGTGGACCCGGCGTTCGTCGCGCATGTGCAGCGCATCCAGCAGGCTGTGGAGCGTGATGGAGGGCTGGGCTTCAAGATGAAGGCGCAGTTGCAGGCCGAGGAACTGCTGAAGACGTCCTGGGGCCTGATCCACAGCAACACGGTGCCGTCGTCGGTGAAGGCCGACCTGATCAAGTTCACGGTGCGTGCGGCCGGGCTGGACGGATCGAAGGATCAGGCGGCGGCGCAGACGCCAGCCTTGCAGATACAGATCAACCTGTGACGGACATCATCACTTACACGCCGCCGCCGACCATCCGTGCTTTCATCAAGGAGCATAAGGAAGGCGCGCTGTTCGCGAACTGGATTGTCGGCCCGGTGGGCTCGGGGAAGACGACCGGCATCTTCTTCAAGTTGGCCTATATGGCGAAAAAGCAGGCTCCAGGCCCTGACGGCATTCGGCGTACCCGTGCTGTTGTGGTACGCAATACGCTCCCGCAGTTGAAGGACACGACCCTGGCGTCGTGGTTCATGTGGTTCAAGGACGGGCAGGCGGGAAAGTGGGAGGCGTCGAACTACAAGTTCATCCTGCGCTTCGACGACGTGGAGTGCGAGGTGTTGTTCCGCCCGCTCGACACCCCCGATGACATTGCCCGCGTGCTGTCCCTGGAGGTGACCTTCGCGATCCTGGACGAGTTCGTGCAGATACCCCGCGAGATCGTCGACGCGCTCAGCGCGCGGTGTGGCCGCTACCCGAGCAAGAAGGACGGTGGGCCGACCAACTGGGGGATGTGGGGGTCGTCGAACCCGGACACCGAGGACAACTGGTGGTATGGTCACCTGCACGACGAGACGGTGACCTACCGGGCCAAGGGCGACTTCGCGACCGACAAGATCGACCGCGTGCGCAAGGGCTGCGACCACCTCAGCACGATATACTACCAGCAGCCCGGCGGCTTCGACGAGAACGCCGAGAACATCGAGAACCTGCCGGGTGGGCGGGGGTATTACGCCGAGCAGGCGAAGGGGAAGAAGAAGGCGTGGGTGAAGCAGTTCATCGACGCCGAGTGGGGCTTCAGCGCGTCGGGGATGCCCGTGGTGTCGGCGTTCCAGAAGGACTGGCACGTCGCGCGGCGCCCGCTGCTGTTCAACCCGCAACTCGAACTGGTGATCGGGCTGGACCCAGGCTTGGCGGGCATGGGGCTGGTGATGACGCAGCAGGACCTGGAGGGGCGGCTGCTGTGCCTGGGCGAGATCGTCCTCCAGAACGTTGGGGTGGAGCGGATGGTGACGCAGCACCTGAAGCCGTACCTGCGGCGGCGGTTCCCCGGTGCTGAGGTGGTGATCGCGCCGGACCCAGCGTCGGCGAACCGGTCGCAGACGGATGAGCGGTCGGTGGCTGACCTCCTGAAGAAGCACTTCAAGATCAAGGTGGAGACCAACAACCGCCTGCCGACGCGGCTGGATGCCATCGACTATTTCGCCGCCCGGCTGACCGACAACGGCCCTGCGCTCCAGATCGACGCGGAGCATTGCCCGCACCTGATCCGGGCGCTGTCGGGCGGCTGGAGGTACACGATGGACACCAAGCGCGGGGTGGCGAAGGGGTCCGAGCCTGAGAAGAACGAGCATAGCCACATCGGGGATGCGTTCGGCTACGCGGCGCGGTACCATCACAGGCTGGACCAGAGGTATGGTGGTGCGCGGAGCAGGCTGGTAAGTGCACGCACCGCACAGGTGCCGACGCTGACTGTGGCGCGGCCTGCGTACCACTTCAGGTAGGAGCGAGCGATGAGCGAGGCCCAGGTTCCGATGCTGCCCCTGCCGGTGGAGCCCCAGGAGAACGCCCCGGTGCGCGAGGTGTCGCCGATGGCGCTCCAGGCGCTGGGTGACCAGTTGAAGCGGGCGTTCGACACGTACAAGAACGACCGGCGGATCGCCGAACTGAAGTGGATGCGCAACCTGCGGCAGTACCTGGGTCTGTACGACCCGGAGATCGTCGCGAAGCTTGGCCCGGACAGGTCGCAGGCGTACCCCCGGCTGACCCGCGTGAAGTGCATCAGCACCGTGGCGCGCGTGATGAACCTGATGTTCCCCGGCAACGAGCGGAACTGGGACTTGACCGCCAGCCCGAGCGCCGAGATGGCACCGCAGGACGTGATGGCGGCGATCCAGCAGCTTCAGCAGAAGGACGCGCTGGAGGGTCGGCAGACCCAGATGACCGAGGAGTTGGTGCAGGAGGCGGTGAACGCCCTGGCGGCTGAGCGCGCGCTCGGCCTGCGCACGCTGATCGACGACCAGCTTCAGGAACTGGGCGGGAACCAGACGCTCGACTACATCGCGCTGAACCGCAAGGTGGTGCGCAGCGGCGTCATGTACGGCATCGGTGTGCTGAAGGGGCCGATGGTGCGCGTGCACCGTACGACGTCCTGGGGTGTGGGGCTGAACGGCCTGCCGATGCCGCAGGTGCACGAGCGGTACAAGCCGATGTTCGAGTTCCTGCCGGTGTGGGATTACTACCCGGACATGTCGGCGAAAGACCTCCGTCTGGGTGCGGACGGGTGGTTCGAGCGCATCGTGATGACGCGCAGTCAGGTGAGGGAGTTGGCCAACCGTCCGGACTTCTTCAGCAACATCATCAAGTTGTTCCTGGCGCGCAACCCACAGGGTAACTACAAGGCGATGTCCTACGAGCAGGAACTGCGCACGCTCGGGGTGTCGATCAACGTCAACGACCAGCGCGCCGAGAGCAACAAGTACGAGATCATCGTGTGGCACGGCCCGGTGAGCGGGCAGATGCTGCGCGACGCGGGTGCCGACGTGCCGGATGACAAGATCGCCGATGACATCGACGCTGAGGTGTGGATGCTCGGCGACAGCGTGATCAAGGCCGACATCAATGCGTGGCGGAAGATCGGTGCGCATGACGTGAAGACGGCCCACGTGTTCGTCTTCGACGAGGACGACAGCAGCCCGGTGGGCAACGGCCTGCCGAGCGTGATCCGCGACAGCCAGATGAGCGTCAGCGCGGCGACGCGCATGCTGCTGGACAACGCCAGCGTGGTGTGCGGGCCGAACATGGAGGTGAACCTTGGCCTCCTGATCCCGCAGCAGGACATCAAGTCGATCCACGCCTACAAGATTTGGTACCGCGAAGACGAAGGTCCGTCCGCGCAGTACCCGGCGGTGCGCAATGTGCCCATCGACGGGCACCTGAACGAACTGCTCAGCACCATCAAGCTGTTCATGGACTTCGCGGACATGGAAAGCTTTGTCAACCCTGCCAACGGGGGTGATGTGCAGCGCGGGCAGGGTGAACCGATGCGCACGGCGGCGGGGGCGTCCATGCTGAGGGGTGACGCGGCACTGCCGTTCAAGGACATCATTCGCAACTTCGACACCTTCACGCAGTCGGTCATCGCGTCGCTCATCACCTTCAACCGCAAGTTCAACCCTGGCGAGGCGCTGGAGGGCGACTACAACGTGGTGGCGCGCGGTGCGACCAGCCTGATCGCGAAGGAGATCAGGGGTGTCCAGGTCGACACGCTGGTGGCCACGCTGACCCCGGAGGAGCGCGACCACGTCGATGAGCGGAAGCTGGTGGAACAGCGGTTCGCGGTGCGTGACATGCAGGACGTGCTGGTGCCGAAGGCGGAAGCCGAGCAGCGGCGGCAGGCGCGCAGCCAGCAGATGCAGGAGCAGCAGGAGCAGATGCGCGAACTGGCGCAGGCCGAGGTGCGCAAGACCCTGGCCGACGCGTTCAAGTCGATCACCCAGGGGCAGAAGAACGCCGCAGCCGCCGACGCCCAGGCGGTGAACGCCGCGCTGGCGGTGCTGGAAGACGGTTCGGAGGGGGACAGCAGTGACGATACGAAAAAGTGAGATCGTCGCGGCGCTGTACGCCTCGCGAGGTCTGCCTGAAGTCCAGATGATGGTCGAGTTGCTGGAAATGCACTTGGCCGCCAGCAAGACAGCCTTGGTGACAGCACCTGCGGATCAGGTGGCTATGGAGCAAGGCCGTGCCCGTGCCTATGATGCGTTGCTGAAGGCCCTCACCCGACCCACGTCAATCGCACACACATCGGAGACGTAACCCAATGTCCGACACGACCCCGGCCACCGAGTCTGCCCCGGTGATCGAACACGACCCGTTCCTCGAAGCCTTCGACAAGCTGGCCGGTCTCGGCGGTGAAGCGTCGCAGATCGACGTCGACAAGGCGATGGACACCGTGCCGCCGCAGCCCCCGGCGGCGCAGCCCGAGGCGCCCGCGCAGGACGCCGCAGCCCCGGCGGAGGGTGATCCCACGGCTGAGGCGCAGCCCGAGGCGCCCGCCCAGGAGGAGCCCCAGGCCGAGCAGCCGCCGAAGGACGAGCCTGACGACGATGATCTGCTGCGGCGGCTGAGCGATCTGGTGCGCAAGGGCGCGCCTGCCAGTGAGGCCCCGCCCGCCGAGGCGGCACCGCCCGCGCCGGAAGCCCCGCCGATCTACACCAAGGAGGAGCAGGAGTTCCTGTCCACCTACGAGAAGGACTGGCCGGACGTGTCGCGCGCGGAGATGCTGCGTCGTCGCGGTGAGTACCGGGAGTTGGCGCAGTTCATCTTCACCGAGGTGGCTGGCTACCTGAAGCCGCACCTGGAGACCATTCAGGCTGTCGCCAGCCGGACGCACCTCGCTGACCTGGAGGCGAAGGTCAACGACTACGACGACGTGCGCGACAAGGTCGTGGACTGGGTGGGGACGCAGCCGAAGTACTTGCAGGACGCGTATCAGCGTGTTATCCAGCAGGGCACGGCCGATGAAGTCGCTGACCTTATTGGCCGCTGGCGTGCTGCGACTGGCACCTCGGCGACGACGCCGACCCAGCCTCAGCGCACCAAGGAGACCGCACTGCCCCCGGCAACCAAGCAAGCGGCTGCCGCGCTGGCCCCAGTCGGTTCCAAGAGGTCCGCTACCGTAGGCGGTGTCGACCCCAACGATTTCGAAGGGGCCTTCGCGCTGGCGGCATCGGGCAAGGGTTGAACCTGATCGGAGAGCCTCACCATGGCCCAGACCACCACCTACGGCGATATTTCCCCGGCAGTCGCGGCGTACTCCGTCGTGCGCATGCTGAAGCGTGGCATGCCCTACCTCCAGTTGGAGAAGTTCGGCCAGACCTACGCGATCCCGACGAACAACACGACCACGGCGAAGTTCCGTCGCTACTTCATGACGGGCGCCACCGGCGCGGCGGGCACCGGCTCGGGCAACTTCTTCATCCCGGTGGCGACCACGCCGCTGGTCGAAGGTGTGACGCCGAGCGGCACCAAGCTGGCGAACCAGGACTACACCGTCACCCTGGCGCAGTACGGCGACTACGTGACCATCACGGACGTGGTGATGGACACGCACACCGACCCCGTGCTGTCCGAGGCGATGGACATCCTCGGCGAGCAGGCCGCGCTCACGGTGGAGACCCTGCGCTTCAACGTGCTGAAGGCCGGGACCAACGTGTTCTACGGCAACAACGTCGCGGGTCGCGGCAACGTGATCACGCCGATCAGCATCGCTGACCAGCGTCGCGTCACGACCGCGCTGAACCGCCAGAACGCGAAGAAGATCACCAGCGTGGTGGCTTCCTCCCCTGACTTCAACACGAAGTCGGTGGAAGCGGCGTATGTCGGCATCTGCCACCCGGACATGGAGACCGACATCCGCAACATGACGGGCTTCAAGCCGGTGTCCGACTACGGCGGCCACACCTCGCCGTGGGAAGGCGAGATCGGCTCGGTGGAGCAGGTGCGCTACCTGACCTCGACCGTCTTCGCGCCGACGCCGGACGTGGGTGGCACCGCCGTCACCAACAACCTGCGCTTCACCACCGCCAACACGGCGTGCGACATCTACCCGGTGCTGTACTTCGCCCGTGACGCCTTCGGCATCGTGCCCCTCAAGGGGAAGTCCGCGATGACCCCGATGGTCGTCAACCCGAAGCCCGCCCCCGGCGATCCGCTCGGCCAGCGTGGCACGGTGGGCTGGAAGATGTGGAACGCCACGGTGATCCTCCAGGAAGCCTGGATGGCCCGCCTCGAAGTCGGCGCCACCGCCTGACCGGAGTGAGGGGGGGCGTGAGTTCCCCCTCACCTTCTTTCCACTCGTAGACAGGAGGGCCGGTCATGGCCACTTTCAACGCAACCTCCCAGGCCGCAGGCGTCTCGAACTTCGCCTCTGGGTCGTTCACCTCGGACAACACCGCGACCACGGTCAACCTCGGCTTCCGCCCGCGCCACGTGAAGGTCTTCAACGCGACCGACGTGATCGTGTGGGAGAAGTTCGAGGGGATGGGCGCCACCATCACCATCAAGACCGTCACCGCCGGTACGACCACGGCCGACACCACGACGGCCATCGTCCTCACGGCGACCGGCTTCACCATGCCCACGGGCACGGTGGGCAGCGCCAAGGCGCTGTCCTGGGTCGCGTACGGCTGATCTACCTCACCGGGGGCATAACGCCCCCGGTGATACCCTACACCAAGGAAAACGCACATGGATGACAGTGACTTCGAGGTGCTTGCCGCTGACGGCAAGCCTGCGACCAAGGCTGCGACCAAGGCTGCGAAGGCTGAGCCTGCACCGGCCAAGGACCGCATCAAGATCGTGCTGGAGGAGAACGACGAAATCCCTCCGACCGGCCTCTACGTGGGTCTGAACGGTGTGGGCTACCTGCTCCGCCCTGCGGAGCCCATCGAAGTCCCGGCGGGCATCGTCGAAATCCTCGACAACGCTGTGATGTCGATGCCTCACCTCGACCCGCAGACGCGTCAGGTGGTTGGCTGGCGCCAGCGGATGAGGTATCCCTACCGCCGCGTCTGAGGGCTGACCATGAACGTGCAGGAACTACTCACGGAACTTCGCGAGAACATCCTGCACGACAGGTCTGATCGCGTGAGCGGCCAGACCGACCGCCTGTGGAGCGACGAGACGCTGGTGCGCTACATCGACGAGGCGCAGAAGCGTTTCGCGCGCATCGGCCTTGTGCTGCGGGACGCGACTACGCCCGAGGTGACGACCGTCACCCTTGTCGCGGATCAGGCGTCCTACACCCTCCACGACAGCGTCCTGGCGGTGATGTCTGTGCGGTTCGACGCGGACGAGCGCGACCTCACGCGCGTCGGGCACACTGATCTGGGTGGTGACGCGGCCCCCAGCCGGTCCTGGTACGACCCCTTCGGGGCGACGATGCTCCCGCCGGGGCGCCCCCTGGTGTACTCGACCGACGAGCAACTCGCTGAAGATAGCGAGATGTACCGCTCCGCTATCCATCTGCGCCTGTACCCGACGCCGACCGCTGACTACGCGGGCGAGACGCTGCGTCTGCGCGTGGTGCGGCTGCCGCTCGACACCCTGACGACCAGCCGCCTTGGTGCGCGCCCCGAACTCCCGGAGGTGCACCACATGGAGATGCTGGACTACGCCGCCTATCTTGCGCTACGCATCGTGGACACGGAGATCGGGAACCCTGGTCGCGCACATGAGTTCCGCCAGATGTTCGACAACAACGTGATGGCTGCCCGGCGCAGCGCGATGCGGAAGATGTTCGTCCCGACCGGCTGGGGCTTCGGTCGCAACGGTTTCGCGTGGGAGCCCTGATATGTGGCCAGTTGATCCGGGACTTCGCACCGCCGCTCTTATCGCTGGCTTGGGTGCCAACGACCCGCTCCCTCAGCGAGGGGGTTTCGCACCTCAGGCCGCGCCGCCGCCGTTCGGCCGCGCCCCGATGCCTGCTCCTGCGACTGCCGCGAGCGACGCAGTCCAGGGTGTGCGGACGGCGATGGGTGCTGGTCGCACCGCCGGGGGTATGGCTGCCGCAGGGGGTAAGGCGGCGCTCGCGGCAGGGGCGTTGGCGGCGCTCGGGCAGCTAGGGTACGACGTGTTCGACACTGGGCGTGATCTGGTGCAAGGCACGCGAGGCAGTGCCGTCACGCGGGCGACGCAAGATCGGGGTTTCGTGGCAGGTGCCGGGGAACTGTTCGGTCGTGCCCTCGCCGCGCCTGGGGCGCTGGTGGGGGTTGGTCCGGCCAATGAGAGGTGGTGGGGCGCGACGCCTCCGCGCACGCCCGCAGCAGCCCCAGCACCCGCCGCGCCCACGTCGGCCCCGGCGGCGCCCCTCACACCGGCTGACATCGCGCGTCAGCGCGGCGAGGCGATGCGCGCGGAGATAGGCGAGGTGACGCGCGGGCTCTATGACATGCGGTTCCTGCCTGTGGTGCAGCAGGTGGCTGCGCGCGGCATCCCGACGCCGCAGCGCGTATCCGGTGCCGACAACCGACAGAACGCCGGTACGCAGTTGGCGCTGATGTCGCTCGCCAGCATTCAGGAAGCCGTGCGGCAGAACCGTATGCAGCCTGCTGAGGCGCAGCAGCGCACCGACCAGATCATGCGCTCGCTGCTCAACGTCAACCAAGTGGACGACGCTGTGGCGCAGGCCATGAACGCAGGGCGGTAGCGAGTGTCCGGGTCGTTCACCCTCCCGACGCTCGACCCGGTTACGGGGCAGTGGACCGGCTTCGTGCCGGTCGACTTGTCTACTGCCAACGTGCAGCCTGCGGTGTCGATGCGGCAGGCCAGCCAGCCGAGCATCGTGGGCGGCGGTCTCGCCGCCGGGTGGCAGAACTTCGTCGGCACTGCCGGATCGGGTGTGGAGGCGCTGGGTCGCGCAACCGGGCTCGGCTTTCTGGAACGCGCGGGCCGGGAGAGCGCCGACTACCGCGCGCGGCGCGCGGCTGAGGTTGGTCGTCCTGATCTGGAGGTTGCCCCCTGGCGCGAGGGTGGCGCGAGTGTGCTGCCGTGGCTGGGCTACAACCTCGCGCAGCAGGTGCCGAACTTGGCGACGACCGCCCTCGCCTTCGCGGGTGGTACGCTCGCAGGTGGTCCCGCAGGCGGTGTGACGGCGGCGACTGCCGCAACCCGTGGCCTGGGGCTGCGTGCGGCGCTCAATCGTACTGCCGCTGCGTTCGGCACGTCTCCTGGTATGGTTGCAGCCACAGGGTCGATGCTACCCCAGGCTGCTGGGTCGATGTACGGCGAGGCTGTCGAAGCCGCTCGCGCCGAGACGGGTGACCCGAACGCACGCCCTGGGGTGGGCGAGGCTCTGGCGGCGCTGGGTCTGAGCCCGGTCTACGCCGCCGCCGAAGCCCTCCCGACCGCGCGCTACATCGGGATCGCCGGGCGCACTGGTGGTAACAGGTTGGCACGCGCTGCGCGCGGCGCGGCCGAGGGCGCGGCCACCGAATTCGTCACCGAGGGCGCGCAGACCACGCTGGAGCAGGGCTTCCGCTCCGACCTGTCGCTGGGCCAGCGCGCCAATAACGTGTTGGACGGAGCCCTGACCGGGCTCGCCATCGGCGGTGTCCTGGGTGGTGGTGCAGGGGCGGCCAGCCGCAACGCGACGCGCGCGGTGCGCGACCAGAACCCGGCGACCACGCCGAATGAAGAACTGAAGTCGTCGGTTGACGCCGTGCTGTCGCCGCGCACACCTGACCCGAACGACCCGCTGGGTGAGTACGGCACGGCGATCCCGCCGAACACGTTGGATGAGTACGGCCCTGCGCGCCGGTCCCCGCCCGTGGTTGACCCGGCGGCTGATCCTGCCCTGCGCATCCCTCTGCGCGATCCGCTCGCGGAGTACAGCCCGCCCGCACCGCCGCCGGTCGCTGACCCGCTCGCCGAACTCGGCCCCACCCCGGCGCCTACCCCTGCGCAGATTATGCGGCAGGCGCTGCTGGACGGCGGTGGCCTTACCAAGGACACACAGGCAACCCGGAAGTACCTTGAGTCGTTCCAGCCGGGCGACGAGATTGACCTCGCGCTTCAGGTGCGGGAGCGGCTGGACGGTAAGAGCGAGCCTCCTGCGCTGCGAGCCCTGGCGCGCGGCCTGGGCTTCTACGGTGAGGATGGCAAAGACCGGGATTTTGCGGCGGAACTGGCGCAGGCGCGCACCATGGCTGAGGCGGCGCTTCAGCGCGGGGACGCCAACGCGGCGAGCATCGCCGCTGCGCGCATCGAGAGCATCCAGCGTGCTGAGCGCATCCAGCGCGCGCTGCGCGCGCGTGACGAGAGCGCGGATTTCCAGGCGTCGCCGATCACCGAGGATCAGGCCGCGCAGTCCGCGCAGCCCGGCCTACCGTTCATCCGCCCCTCCGGTGTGTTCGCGACGCCCGTCGAAGCCGGTCGCGTGCCCGCAGGCGCGCCGCTGGAGGGTTCCCCGATCCCGGTCCCGCCGCAGGGTACCGGGCCGATGCTACCCGGTCTGGACGCCGCGCAGGGCACGCTCGCACTCCTGACAGGTGACCAGCGCACAGGCGTGGGGTCGCAGATCGCCTCCCTCCCCCTCACGGCCACCGCCGCCCCCGGCGAGATCGCCGTGCTGCCGCCGCAGACGCCGCAGCCTCCCGTCCAGGCGGATCAGTCCGCGCAGATGGGGCTCCCGTTCATCCGTCCGGCGGGCACCTTCGCGACCCCTGTGGAGGCGGGCCGCGTGTCCGCTGGTGCGCCGCTCGAAGGTTCGCCGATCCCGGAGCCCCCGCTCGGCACCGGGCCGACGCTTGATCTCCAGGCACCAACGCCGCAAGGGGCGCCTGGGTTGCCTCTCGGGTCGAATATGGCGTGGCGCGACCGCATGGTGGCCGCGATGACCATGGAGGGTGCGAGCCCGGAGACCCAGGCAGCCGCCCGCCGCTGGCTGATCAACTACGACGTCGCAGGCATGGCGCCCGGTGCGCAGCAGCAGGCTACGTCCATCGTGAAGCGCGCCCTGCGTGAGGCTGGCGCGCGCCCCGGCACACAGCAGCAGAGGGTGAAGGATGCCGCTCAAGTCCGACGCGCAGCGAGCGTGGATGCACAGCAACCTGCCCCGAATGGCACGCAAGTGGGAGAAGGAGACACCCAAAGGAAAGGGTCTCCCGCCCCGCGTGCAGAAACGCCCCCCGCCCAAAAAGTAGCGGAGGCACCGAAGTCGCAGGCACCGCAACTTAGCGGCGTCCCGACCCCTGCCGCCCCGGTAGTCCCTCCGGGC